TCCGATCTCCCAATCGGAATTTGACTCAAGATTATGCTATAAACCACACTCAGATTCTTTCAAATCCACCCAGAATTAGCCCAATATCCTATCCAAATCTGGATTATACATACGGGAATGCGCTTATTAATTGGGCTAGGGATGTGCTCCAAATTGAGCTGATGCCATGGCAGCAATTCCTGCTCAGAGAGGGATGTGTCAGGCGCAATGGCAGATTCCGTTACAGGACTGTGCTGGCAGTAGTTGCCAGGCAGAACGGCAAGAGCCTCCTGGCTGCCATCCGAATCCTGGGAGGCCTAGTCATATTTGGTGAGAGGTTCGCCGTAGGCACAGCCCATAACAGATGGACAGCCCTGGATATCTGGATGCAGGCCCTGGCAATAGCTCAGGACGCTGGGCTGAATATCTCCAGGCTGCGCAGATCCACTGGCAGTGAGGAATTCTACGTAGAGGGTGGACGCTACAGGGTTGCCACAGGCAGCACAGGAGGAGCCAGAGGGCTCTCAGGCGTGGATCTGGTAGTGCTGGATGAATTGAGACAAATGGTCCAGTGGGAGGGCTACGCAGCGCTAGATAAGACACGTAGAGTCAGAGCAGACTCCCAGGTCTGGGCCATCACCACTGAGGGAGATTTCAATTCCATTGTTCTGAACAGACTCCAGCAGCAGGCCAGGGATGCTCTGGAGGCAAAGCAGGAACATCCTGTTGGATACTTTGAGTGGAGTGCTGAGCCAGGCCTAGCAGCCTCAGATGTCAGAGGCTGGTACCAGTCGAACCCAGCCCTGGGATACACACTGGCTGAGGAAACTGTCAGAGCAGAATTCCAGACAGATCCACCAGGAGTGTTTGAGGTAGAAGTGCTCTGCCGTAAGGTCGCTCAGGTAGCTAGCTGGGTTGACCCTGGGGAATATGATGCCTGTAAGAGCCCAGAGAGATTCCCAATAGATAGGCCATTTGTTCTGGCTCTGGACGCTGGGCCTGAGCTGAGACATGTCTCCATCGTGGCTGGAGCCCTACAGGAGGGTTTCCATCACCTGGAGCTGGTGGAAACGTTTACAGGACCCAGGGCTCTGGCTTACGCTGAAACCCGTCTGGCTGGGCTCCTGGAACGCTGGAGGCCTCAGGCCTGTGTAACCCTGGCTAAGAGCCCTATGGAGCCATCCACTGCCAGGATTGCTGCTGCCCATAAGGTCGACCATTTGGTGGTCAGGCCTGCCGACTGGGCTAAAGCCTGCCGACTGTTCTACGCAGCAGTACGGCAGAGACAGATCAGGCACCCAGGAGGAGACTCCATAACAGCTGCCCTGGCTGTCACAAAGAGAGGCCCTGATGGACTGGTGACACAGGTCCACAGGATCAATGAGGATTCCGACAATGATGCTGCCATAGCAGCAGTGCTGGCACTCTGGGCTCCCACTCAGGTACAGGCCACTAGGTATCCAGACTGGACGGTATTCTGATGAAGAATGCAATACCTCAGTATGTGCTCTGGGTGCTGGAGCTGCTGAGCCTGATCGTGATCCTCTACACATCCTGGCTGCTAGTGGACAGGCCAGTGTTTGCCATGATCTGCGCTGTGCTGGTCCTGTTCAGCTGTCTGTACGTAGAACACAGCACTATGAGCAGGACTCTCTGATGGCACTCCTGGAGCTGCTTCAGAGGGCCAGGACACCAGTGGTACGTAAGACAGCTCTGGCTGAGCCCTCTCTGACTCCACTGGCTGTCTGGCAGGGATGGCCTGGCTATCCCACAACCCTGCCGTATGCCACAGAGGATCAGGCCCTGGGCCTCCCAGTAGTGGGAGGGTTCCTCAACATCACCACATCCCTGATGTTGCAAATGCCATTGCATGGCTACAGGCAGGGACAGCTGCTGGCAGTGGATCCCATGATCCTCAGCAATCCCACTCCTGGCCCAGCCAGAACGTTCGCTGATTTCATCAGTGAGTACCTGAGGGATATGTTCCTGTTCGGAAACTACGTCGCAGTGCTGGGACCAAAGAACGCTGCTGGATGGCCTGACCTATTCGTACCCATTCCAGCAGGCCAGTGGCAGATCCAGGTAGTGGGCTCTGACTACAACTACCTAGTGGGCGGAATCCAGTACCAGCCTGATGAGGTATTTCACGTCACAATGAATGCGCTGAATGGGTCACTGGTAGGCAGGGGAATCCTGTCCCTGTACCCAGAGCTAATCGCTTCAAATGTGGCAGCAGAGGCCTGGGCAGCCTCCTATTTCGAGGGAGGAGCTGTACCCCCAGGAGCTGTGAAACATCCTAACCCTGAGCTGACACAGACCCAGGCCAATGAACTAAAGGCCAAGATGAAATCAGTCGCAATGTCCAGGGAGTGGGCTGTGCTCCCAGGAGGGACAGAGCTGGAGGTTCTCAGTGCTGATGCTGAATCAGCCCAGCTGAACGAAACCAGAAAGCTGAACAGCCAACAGCTAGCCATGGCTATTGGAATCCCAGGAGCACTCCTGGGCCTGGACTCTCCCAGCCTGACCTATCGCAACATCACTGATGTGTTCCAGCAATTCATCACCACCACAGTGATGTCCTATCTGGTTCCATTGGAACAGCAGATGACTCTCCAGTGTCTGCCCAGGGGAACGTATGCGAGGTTCTTCCCTGGAGCTGTGCTCAGTCCAGACCTGACAGCCAGAGTGGAACTAGCAATCTCCAGCATTAAGGGAGGCCTCTACACAACAGAGGAGGCTCTCGCATTCTTCAATCTGAACCCGACCAACTTCATTTCAGACCTGAGCCCAGGAGGGATCTGATGGACGGAATGCTGATCAGATCTGTAGATCAGGACCTGGAGCTGACTGGGGATGGCCGGACGATCCTAGGACTGCTGGCTCCCTATGAGACTCCTGCCCTGGTGGATGATGGATTCGGTCCCTACTGGGAGATGTTCAGGCGTGGCTGCTTTGACCGCCCCATGAAAGGGAGCCCCAGCTACCTCAGGGTCCAGCTCGAACACAATGGTCACTGGGTCGGCAGAGGGAATGAGTGGCGGGACGGCCCTCGGGGGCTGGCAGCTGCCCTGAGGTTGGATCCCACAGAGGCAGGCAGAGAGGCAGCGTTCAAAGTCAGAGATGGCCAGACCCCTGGCCTGTCCCTGGGATTCCGTATCAGTGAGGCCTCTGACGCAAACCGGTACGAGAGGATCGACGGTAGGAAGGTTCTAGTTCGGACCAGGGTCAAGGCTCTCCATCATGTAGCCCTCTGCCAGCAGCCTGCCTACGTAGACGCCCAGGTGGAGGCTGTCAGGTCGGCGCCGGCAGATGCAGGCCCTCCTCCCCGACTGGCCTACTGGCAGGAGTGGACTGAAAGGGTGAAGCGAGTCTGAACCCCTAGACAGGCCTGGCCTGGAGTGGTTGGATGGCCTCTGGGCTAGCTCTCACCCCTAGCCCTGGCGTACGGCGCTGTAGCCCTGCCCTAGCACTCCCATGCTGGGACCCTTTCCCTAGGGCAGGGCTCTCGCACTGAGGCTGACACAGACACTGAAATGGTGTCCCTCCCAGCCAGAACATTTCATACGTTCTGACTGGAGTAGTCATGCCTGACACCCTTCCTGGTTCCAAGCGACTCGACTGGCTGATTCGCCAGCGAGACTCAGCAGCCACTGATGTTGAGACCATCACTGCCAGAGCTGCTGATGAAGACAGGGACCTTACTGATTCCGAACAGACCACCTGTGAAGCCAGGCGTAGTCGGATTGCTGAGCTGGATCCCCAGATCCAGGTAGAGGCAGATCTGGCTGAACGTTCTGCTACGTACCAGGGACTGGTCTCCCATATCGGCACTGCTCCCCAGCCTGAGCGTGTCCAGCTGGTGGAACGCTCCCAGCAGCCGGAGACCATCTACACCAGCCCAGGCCAGTACCTCTCTGATTTCCTGTGTCGCTCTGAGGATCCTGAGGCAAAGAACCGATTTGATCGGTACCTCCAGAGGGCTGTGGCACACCAGACCACTGCCAGCAATCCAGGCCTGTTGCCTGTGCCCATTCTGGAGCCTGTGTTCACTCAGCAATCCCAGCGTAGGCCTGCTATTGAGGCCACTACGCAGCGTCCACTGCCTGGCTCTGGCAAGACATTCCAGCGTCCTAAGATCTCCCAGTACACAACGGCAGGCCCTCAGAACCCTGAGAAATCAGAGCTGCCCAGTAGGGCTCTCCTGGTGGATCCCATCACCGTTACTAAGAGTACCTATGGCGGAGTGATCAATCTCTCCTGGCAGGATAGGGACTGGACTGATCCAGCGATTATGGATCTGCTGGTTCAGGATCTGGCAGCCTCATATTTCCAGGTTACTGACTCTGCATTCTGTTCCTATTTCAATACGCAGATTACGCAGACTCAGCCTGTGGCTACCGCTGATGGGAAGGGTGTGCTGGAGGCTATCTACGCTGCCACTGGCACTATCTACTCAGGCACCAATGCCATGCCTAATACGCTCTGGGTGAGCCCTGATGTCTGGGGTGCCCTGGGCTCTCTGGTGGACGGCAGTGGTCGACAGATGTTCCCCACTGTGGGACCACAGAACGCTATGGGTTCCATCCAGCCCACATCCCTCACAGGCTCTGTGGCTGGTATCGGAATGGTGGTCGATAAGAATTTCCCAGCAGGCACAGCCATTCTGGGAGACAGCACATTTGTTGAGGTTTATGAGACCATTGGTGGACAGGTCTCTGTGATTGAACCCTCAGTGCTGGGCACCCAGATGGCTTTCTATGGCTACATTGCCTGGCTGGTTCTTGAGACTGATGCTTTCGTTAAGCTGACTGGCCTGCCTGTGGCCCTGGCTGCCAGCAATGGTGGAGGCACTACTGAGACCTATAAGAGCCAGTCAGGAACGCCTGCTGCTAAGAAGGCTGGGAGCCAGTAATGCCACTGCCGACAGGGCCCAATTGGCCAGACCTGGATCAGTACAAAGACTGGGCCAGAATCTCTGATACCAGGGATGATGAGGCCATAGATGGAGCCCTGTCGGCAGTGCAGGAGGCCATTGTGGCCAGGGCTCCCACTCTCCTCACAGTGGCCTGTCCCACAGATGTCCAGTATGCAGTGATGTTGTGGACGAACAGACTCCTGTCCAGGCGTAACAGCCCAGACGGAATTGTAGGAGTGGCAGACCTGGGAGTGGCCACAATCTCCAAACGGGATGGTGATGTGTTCCAGCTCCTGTCTCCCTGGCTAGAACCTGTGATTGCATAATGGGAACCCTGGCCAGAGGTACAGAGATAGCAGCAGAGCTGGAGCTGTTGGGGGTCAGGGCTGTGCTGGATCCAGCCCTGGCCTCCCCTCCCTGTGTGCTGATCATTCCGCCCAATCTGAGCTGGGACCAGATGTGTTCCCTCACTGCCTCCTGGCAGCTAGTGGCTCTGGCTCCAGCAGCGAACACAGCAGACAGGGACTCCTGGCAGATCCTGGATTCCCTGGTGGATGCTGTTGCTAAAGCTGTGGATTCCAGGGATGCACAGCTAATCGCATACACACTGAACGGTAAGCAGTATCCCTCCTATCTGATCACATTCCAGGAGAGTGTCTAATGGCTGTAGTTGAGAGCAGACTGAAGCAGGGAAAGCTGACTCTGGGAGGGACTCTGCCTGTGCCTCCTCTGACTGGGCCTCCCACTGGTGGAACGGAATTTAGCTGCCAGGCCACAAACGTAACCATCACTCCAGCGTTCAGTGATGAGGGCGATTTGGTGGAGACTCTGTGTGGAGACACAGTGCTACCGACCACTAAGACAGACTGGTCTCTGACTGGTACCTCTATTCAGGATTTCGACAATCCAGCCTCATTCCAGAAATACACCTGGGACAACAATCTGGTGGAGGTTCCATTCCTGTGGCAGCCAAACACAGGGACTATGGAATTCCATGGCACTGTTCAGGTCAGGGCTCTGGTAGTCGGCGGTGACGTTAATACCAGGATTACCTCTGATTTCGAGTGGCCCATTAAGGGACAGCCCACAGCTGCCTGGCCTGTCGCTGCTGGTGATGAGCCTGCTGGTGATGAGGAACCAGAGCCTGAGGAGGAGCCTGAGACAGAGAATGTCTACGCTCAGGTTTGAGATACAGAACGTAGACCAGCTGCGTAAGGCTCTGCGTAAAGCCTCAGAGAACCTGGAGGAGCTGAAAGAGGCCAACAGGGAGGCAGCCAGGATTGTCACCACTGAGGCAGTAGGCAGGGCTCCCAGGCGTACTGGGACACTGGCTGCCTCAGGCAGGCCTACCGGAGGAGCCAAGAGAGCAACCATCACATTTGGCAGTGCCAGGGTTCCCTATGCCAGGCCTATCCACTGGGGATGGCCTGCCAGGCATATCAAACGTCAGCCATTTGCTGCTGATGCTTTGGAGGCCACTAGGCCTGAGTGGTTCTCAGAGTACGAACAGAACATCAGGCAGATACTCCGTAGGGAGGAGCTAGATGGCTAGTCTCAGAGAGAGGTTCACAGTCAGCTGGAATGATGGTGACACAGTAGAGATTACCTCCACTGTCAGGGATATGATCACTGCCCTGGATATGTTGCCTAAGGGTCAGACTCAGAACCAGATCTCAGTCCAGACAGCCCTGATCTACTGCGCACTACGCAGAGAGGGATTCGACATTCCAGGCTATGAGGACTGGCTGCTGGTCCTGGACAATTACGACAGGCTGCCTACAGCTGTGGTGATAGAAGGCCCTACACAGGAGGCAGCATTATCGGCAGATCCATTGCCATTGCGTGCCTCACAGGAACAGACTGGAGAGCCTGGGCAGAGTGTGACGATGACAGAGCCCTCCTCACTGCTGAGCAATTCCTTATAGATTCCGGCAGAGCAAAGAGAGCCCTCTGATGGCCAGTGCAACCACTCTGGTAATTAACATCCTGGCTGATGCTGCTGATGCTCAGAAAGCTCTGAAGCAGACAGAGGACTCTGTTGGTGGTCTGGGTGAATCCACCAGGAGCATGGGAAAGATAATCGCTGCTGGTGCTGCTGCTGGTGTGGCTGGGATTGTGGCCCTGGGAGTGGAGGCATTCAACGCTGCCGAGGAGTCAGCCCGAATTGCCAGGGAGACAGAGCGTGTCCTGAAGACAACAGGAGCTGCTGCCTGGATCAGTGCTGGACAGGTCTCAGAACTAGCAGGAGCAATCTCAGATAAGACTGGTGCTGATGATGAAGCCATCCAGTCTGGTGCGAACCTCATCCTGACGTTTGCCAAAGTTCAGAACGTAGTTGGCGAGGGCAACAACATATTTGACAGGGCCACAGAGGCAGCCCTGGATATGTCCACTGCGCTAGGTACCGATATGTCTGGTGCCTCCATCCAGCTGGGTAAGGCACTGAATGATCCCATTAAGGGACTCACTGCCCTGAGCAAAGCTGGAGTGTCTTTCACCCAGGACCAGAAAGACCAGATCAAAGTTCTCCAGGAATCTGGGGATGTGCTGGGTGCCCAGAAGATAATCCTAGGTGAGGTAGAGAAAGAATTTAAGGGAGCAGCAGAGGCAGCCGGTACTCCACTGGACAAACTTAAGGTTGCCATTGGCAATCTCCAGGAGGATATTGGCGCAAAGCTGATCCCTCCAGTGTCAGCTGTGGCAACCCTGATGCTGAACACAATGGGTCCTGCTATTGAGAAAGTGACCCAATTCTTTGAACAGCATGGGGAGGCTGTTAAGTTTCTGGCCACTGTGGCTCTGACTGGTCTGGCTGCTGCCCAGGTCCCTGTGATTGCTGGATTCGTAGTGCTCCAGGCTCAGGCCGTCGGCGGATTCTTCACAAAGATTGCCCAGGATGTCATCTATATGGGAGAGGCATTCCTGACTGTGGCTGCCCAGCAGGGAGTGCTGACAGCCTCTACTCAGGCCCTGAACTTTGCCCTCTCCTCAGCTGGTCCGATCATTGCTGTAGTGGCCCTGGCAGGAGCCATCTACGGAGTGGTGAGTGCCCTGACAGCTACGTCAGAGGCCCAGGAGAAATTCATCCAGCAGACCAAAGCAGAGGTACCAACAGGCAGCTTCAAAGCAATGGACGCTGCGCTGGCTAGCCTCAGGCAGCGTTGGAAAGATGTCAGCCAGGACCACCAGCGCAATCTCCAGGACTGGCGCAATACAGCTGCTGCTGTGGCTGACGTTCTGATCCCATTCCATGACGTAGACAACAGCATGGCTGATCAGCAGGCAGCCCTGAGGACTCTGAAGCAGGGCAATGAGGAATACTCAGAGGCACTGAACAAAGCAAAGAACGCTCTGTTCACTTATGCACAGTCTTCAGTGCTGGCAGCCAACGGAATCCAGGAACAGGCCAATGCTGATTTCGCTGCCACTGGTAAGAACAAAGCTCTGGGTGAGCAGATTGATAAGACAAATGAGGCACTGAAGCAGATTGCAGAGAGCAAGGGAATTGATCCTGTCCAGCCTGGAGCTATCGACAGGATCACTGCGCTGTATGAGCGTACGAAGATTACAGCTGCCACTACTCTGGAAATGTCCGACGCTCAGGAGAAATTCAACGATGCTGCCTCTGATGCTAAGGACAAAGTGGATGCATACAAAGCATCGTTGGATGCTCTGACTGGAGCCCATCTGTCAGCAGCCCAGGCTGAGACCAACTACAGCAGTAACAGCCTGGCCCTGATCGGCACTCTGAATAAGAACAAAGAGGCCATCAGAGGGATGGCAGACCAGACTGATGCCAGTGCTGCCTCCTCTCTGGAGCATGCTGGGATTATCAATACCAATAACAAAGCGATTCAGGACAATGTTAAGTCTGCTTTGGATCTGGCCAACGCTACGTTCAAAGAGCAACAGGAAAGAGTGGGCAGCACCAAAGCTCTGGAGATTGCTACCAGTGGGCTGAACCAGCACAGGGACCAGCTGATTGCTGTGATGGTTCAGATGGGCTACACAGACGTACAGGCAGCAGCCTATATTGACAGGCTGGGCCTGACTCCTAAGAACATTAATACCCAGATGAATCTGGACAACCATCAGGCGAATCAGGCTCTCACTGATACCCAGTACAAGCTGGATAAGGCCTCAGGCAAATATGTTGCCACTCTGGACGCTGATACCACACCAGCAGAGCAGGCCATCAGTAGGCTGCTGAACCTCTATAAGGGTGCTGTGAATGAGGCCAGGGAAAGAGCCCTGGCAGGCACCAGAGCCATTGTTCCCAGCAGCCCTGGAGCTGTAGTGCCCATGCCTCAGCCTGTCGGCAGGGCAGCCACTACAGCAGCTCCCACATTCTCAATCACGATCAACAGCACAGGTCTGGGAGCTGACAGCCCAAAGATCCAGCGTGACATTGTGGGAGCCCTCACCAGATGGACTCAGAGAGAGGGTGCCCTACGTGTCCCTGTCTCCTCCTGAGAAGGAACCATTCCATGGCCGATAAGAAGATCTCGCAACTGCCAGCAGCCGGCTCCCTGACATCAGCAGATGTCCTGCCCTTGGTCCAGGGAACCACTACTGCCAAGGTCAGTCTGACCCAACTGGATTCACGTTGGATCAGCAGCAGTAGCGGAGGAAGCATCACAGGTGGCCTGACAGTCAGCCAGTACATAGCAGTGGGAACGAACCCCGCCACTACTGGAGCAATCAGGCTGCCCAACAATCAGCTCATATTTGCCAGAAATGCGGCTGGCACAGCTGATGTGGCGTTGCTTCGTCTGACATCGGCCGATTGGGTTCAGCTTGGAACAGGCAGTGCAAAGATTACAGAGGTTGCTGGTCTGGAAGTTCGCATTGCCACTACAGCTGGTGTGAAGCTTGGATTCTATAACACCAATCCAGTCACCCAGCGCACAGGCACACCAGCAGCAGCCACGGACCCTGCCACGACTATGGCCCTGGTCAATAGCCTCAGAGCCTCACTGATTGCTCTGGGTCTGATCAGTTGACCTGGTCTCTGCTGACTGAGGCTTACGAGAGGCTCCTCACAGAGTCTGGGGAGAGCCTTGTCACAGAGAATGCACCAGTAGCCTGGCCTGGCACAGCCGGCGGGGCAGACAGCCCAGCCTGGGGGCCCAACATCAGGCTGTACGTCTGGGCCTCCATCAGAGCTGGAACCACTATGCACTGGGGGCCCGACGCCACAAGTCGCCTGGATTCGGGGAACGTCTGGGCTGCCAGTGGCAGCGTCACTCCCCCAGGCGTGCCTCCAGTGAGCGAGAGGCTGTGGATAGACCTGACCTGTGACACGCTGGAGGTAGAGACACACCTGGGAGGATCCAGCGCAGAGGGTCCTATGGTCAGAGTGGATGCTGGCACTGCCACTCTCACACTCTTTGATCCAGCCAGGATCTATGATCCACTCAATCCCTCAGGCCCATACCAGTACGGAGGGATTACCAGACTAGGCCCAGGGATCCAGATCAAAGTATGGGCTGAGGTTCTGACAGGCTCCTCCACCATCACCACGTACTGGCTTCACACGGGCACAGTGGACTCCTGGACAGAGCAGTGGGAGCCCTCTCCCACAAAGCGCAGAGCTGTAGTGGTCAGCTCTGATGCTGTTAAGGATCTGGTGAACCTGGACAGAGGAGAGCAACCACCAGTAGGAGCAGGAGACACAACCACTCAGAGGGTGGAGAGGATCCTTACCTATTATGGCTGGGCTGGAACCAGGAACCTGGACACATCCTCTGTCACTGAGCAGGCAACCACACTGGCTCAGAGTGCCTGGGAGCTGATCAGCAGAACCGCTGATGATGAGATAGGGATGGTCTGGATCAGCCCTACAGGTGTGCTCCAGATGAGGAGCAGGGCTACCTGGACTCAGGGGTCAGATCCTGTGCTCTCAGTGGGCTGTGCTCCCTCTCCAGCTCCCTGGGATATCGCTGTGGATGCTCAGGTGTCAGCAGCAGGCAGGCTCTTTAAGAACGCTGCCTACGTAGCCAGGACTGGTGGAACCCAGCAGATTGCCAGATCTGATACCTCAATCCAGCTGTACGGAGAGAGGGACCTGAAGCGTACAGACCTGGGCCACAGTGCTGACCCTGTCACTGCTACCTGGGCCTCTTTCATTGTCTCCCTCATTGGATGGCCCAGAGCCAGGATTGAGGACATCACTCTGGCTCCAGGACTAGTCCCTGGCTCCTGGCCTGATGTGCTGGGTGTGGATCTGGTGACAGACAGGATTGCCGTCCACTGGCAGCCTGCTGATGCCACAGAGGCAGTGGAGGCCACAGGCAGAGCTGTAGGCATAGACCACACAATCCAGAGGCATGGCTGGGAGACAAAGTTCAGCCTGGCCCTGGCTGATGTCTACGGCAGGACACTCCACTGGGGAACCCATCCCTTCGATCAGCTGAACAGAGGTAATGTCTATGGGTTATAAAGTGTTCACAGCAGGAGAGGAGGCCCTGGCTTCAGACGTCAATACCCTCCTGATGTCCCAGACTGTAGCTAGATTTGCCTCAGCAGCAGCCAGATCCACAGCTCTGACAGCACCAGTCCTGAATCAGCTCAGTGTTCTGGATAGCAGCCCTGGCATTATCTGGTACTGGACAGGGTCTGCCTGGCTGGCTGTCCCTCAGGTATATGAGCGCTCTACGGATAATGCTTATGGCGGCGCCATCAGCACTACTCCACAAGAGATTTCATTCTTCACATTCACAATGCCATATGCGGGAGCGATCTTCCTGAATGGCATAGCCCAGTGTTTCGCCTTGGCAGGGCAGCCAGCCACGCCTATGAATGCCATCGTAGACGTAGGCCCTACGTCTACTCCAGCAGCTGTGGCTGCTCCGCAATTCATTGGTCCTACACAGAACGCCAGCCAGTATTACGCCCCCATTCCCTTCGCCTATGAATGGGCGAATGTGGCAGTAGGTACAGCGGTAAACCTTAAGCTGAAGTATTCCACAAACGCTAGCCAGACAACCCTGTCACACGTAACTGCGAATATGCGGATTGTTCCAGGGGAGTTTTGATGAGAGAGCTGACGTATTTCCCGCTCCTGGAATCCTTCCCTAAGACATCCAATTACGGATACCGAATAGACCCCATCACAGGAGCCCAGGGCTCATTCCACAGAGGAGTGGATTATGGTGCTCCTGATGGAGCAGAGCTGATAGCTCCCTTTGATGGACAGGTCACTACTGGCAATGAGCCAGGAGGAGCAGGCCTGTGGTGCTGGGTGGTTAACGAGGGCGATATGTTCAAATCGTTCCATCACTCAGGATTTGCTGTCTCTGGTGGATGGGTTGAGGCAGGCACAGTTATTGCCTGGATAGACAGCACAGGCTCCAGCACAGGCTCCCATGCCCATCTGGAGCTGTGGGAATACGGAATGAATATTGATCCCACTGGCTACCTGGATAGGGCTCCTCTGTACGGAGGAGGATCACAGACAAATGAGGATGAGATGACAGAGGCAGACTGGAACCAGATGAGGAGTATGCTCAATAACTTCCTGGTAGGGAAGTTGGCTATGCACTCCACACCCAATGTTCTGCTGGAGGACGATGGCGGGCAATTTGTGATCGTGATGACAGACTCAGGGCCTAAGCGATATGTGATGGGTAGTCCATCAGAGGTGACCCTGTCACAGGTCCTGGGCTGGGTCGCTCCCCAGAAGCCAATGAACCCGCCAGAGCCCTGCCCTCCGGCATTTCATGTTGACAGGCTCAGCCAGGGCGAGCGAGATGTCCTGTATGGATACCCAGTCTGCTGAGCACCGGTGTAGGTACTGCGGTAAGAACCACCTGGAGGGCTCTCCTCTGCCGTTTGAGGACTGGCCCTGGAGGGCCATCATCAGCCTGGAACGCAGAGTGACCCAGCGGTTCAGCCGGAGGCCTAGGTGTGAGCTGTGCGACAAGCCAATGGTCTGTGGCCAGGAGGGGAGCCACTACGCCTGTCGTCATCTGGTGGATGTGCTCCAGAACGGGCCATAGCCCTGGCTGAGCTGCCTCAGGAGAGCCTGGAGCCCGTGCCGATGATGGGCAGGACCCAAAGAGGGCTCTGCCGAAACAGAGCCCTCACAGAAACCGAACGAACAGATTACGCCTGGGCCTCTACCTAGTAATAGGCAGGGCTCCTCACACTCAGGGCTACAACGGCAACCACCAGGACCACCAGGAACAGGGCCAGTAGGCCTGTCAGAGTGAGTAGAACTTTCAGCCAATTCGGCATGATGCCTCCAAAGGGTTCAAATGGGTTGATTGGGATCTAGCCCAGGGCAGTGTCCATAGCATCAGCAGCAGAGTCCCTGCCATCATCCAGCAGGTGGCCATAGATATCGAGTGTGGTCCTGATGCTCTTGTGACCCAGAATCTTGCTCACAACGTCAATCCGCACACCAGAGTCGATCATCAGACTGGCTGCTGTGTGCCTGAGCTTGTGGGGATGGACTGGACAGATGTGGGCTGTCCTGGCTTTCAGCTCAGTGGCCAGAGTGCTGGGATCCAGCAGGCCCTGGGAGCGTGTCAGAAAGATGTGCTGTGAGGGCTCCAGGCCCAGAGCCTGCCGTTCCAGCTCCTGCCTGGCCTGATGGTCCTGGAGTGCTAGCTGAGCCCTCTTGCTGAGGGTGACAGTCCTCCTGGACTCAGCTGTCTTTGGCTCTGACTGGTAGTGGAGACTGGGTTTCGTGACCAGGGTTCCAGCCACAGTCAACTTGTCTCCCACTACGTCAATCCAGCGGAGGCCCAGGGCCTCTCCCACTCTCAGCCCTGCTGTCAGCATCAGAACGGCAGCAGCCTCCAGCCTCCAGCCCTCCACTGCCTCCAGAACCTCCCTGGCCTGAGCTTTGGTGAGGCTGACAACCCTCTTGCCAGAACCTCTGGGACCAGCAGACAGGGCAGCAACGTTTCTCATCACCAGATCCCTGGCCTGAGCCCATTCCAGGATGATCACCAGGGTTGAGCGAATCTCCCTCCGGTAGCCCACAGCCAGGCCCGTAGCCTCCAGAGCTTTCTGCCACTCATCCACATCAGGTGTGGACAAAGCTGTGAGTCTCCTGGTGCCCAGCAGAGGCAGGATGTGGAGGTTGACTCTGGTCCTGTAGGCAGACCAGCTGCCATCAGCCACTCTGGATTCCATGAAATCCAACCACTGCCTGGAGACAGACCCCACAGTGATCTGATCGTTTGCCACTACCTCATAGTCAGAGAGCTGTCCCAGGGCCTCCCTGAGCTTGTACAGGCACTCAGCCTCTGTCTTGCCTCTGACCCATTTCCTGTTCCTGGGCTGGTCTGGATCTGTGGGCAGCTCGATCCGGGCTCCCCAGTCTTTGCGTACTGGGTTCCAGTGTGGGACTGGCTGTCCCTTCCTGGCCCTCTCCCTAGGTTTCGCCACTGAGTCCTCCTGCTGTTACTGAGTCCCCAGGCAGGGATTCAAGTTGAGTCCCCAAGTGTACCAGATTCCCCATATCAAGGGCTCTGTCGGAAACATCCATCATTTCCCCGGATCATATGCAGATACAGTCAGACACAGGCAGAAATACCAGGTCAGAGTACGTTTCAGGCTCCTCACCAGCACTGATGTCAGGGCCTCAAACCTACCCTGCCAGCATCCCTTAGGGTCTCAGGATCTGGGCCTACGCCTGCGTTCTGCATCCAGCCGCCTGGCCCTGGCCACTCTGTCAGGCCAGGCGTGGGAAGGATCGTCAACTGCCTGTAGCTCTGCTATCAGATCCTGGGCCAGAATCTCCATGACAGCTGTCAGAGTGATGTCGTTAGCCTCCAGGAACAGCACCAGAGCGTTATGGGCATCCTCTGTCAGGTCTGCCCTGACAGTGGCCCTCAGAGCCGAGACACCAGACCTTCTCGCCATTTGCAGGCGTACCTCCAGCAGTTGGCACAATTCTTGTGTGTGGTACATCCAGGGAGCGGAGGGTTACATCTAGCGTCATAGCTCCAGGCCATCGAATCGGCGGACACTAGATGCCTGGCGTACTTGCTCAGTCCCAGAGTCTTCACTCCGAATCCATGGAGCCTGAGGCCTACGTCTGCCAGGAGTCGCACCAGACCAGCCACCTCCTCCGTATCCTGTCGTCGGCAGACAGACCCTAGGCCTACCACTGGTTCTCTCTGGAGGTTGAGTCCAGCCTGATAGTACAGGGCTACGCGGATACCTGTGCTCCAGGGCTGGACTCCACAGGACTATCTGAATTGCAGTGCACATCTGGGGCCATCTGGCGGAGGGCCATCAGGTTCTCTACCGTCAGGTTCTGGTGTCGCTCCAGACTGAGGCCCGTCCTCTGGAGCATATGAGGTTCACACATCCAGTCCATGGGGGCAGCCCACTGCATAAACCCTATCTGGCTCTGGTACCGCCTGGCACTGGCGACGTATTCGCCTACCTCAGTCCTCCAGGTGCCATGCCTAGTCAGCTCAGAGAAGGCGCCACTGTCCAGAGCCCATGGAGCACTAGCCTTAGGATACTTGACTCTGGCTTTCAGTCTGGTATGTGAGACGAACAGAGGGAACGGGGATTTGGCTAGCCAGCTGGTCTCATGAGTCCCTAGGTAGAATGTAAACGGAGGGGGCTGCTCCCTGATCACCTGGAGGGCTGCTTCTGATGTCCAGGTCACCCGAGCACATCCAGGCAGCGTGGACAGCGGCTGACCACTGCTCGCAGTCGGTCAAGTTCAGCTCTGACAGCGTCCAGCTCCTCCCGTAGGGACTGGATAACGCGTTCCGATTCGGTCATCTCCCTCTCCGCCTACGCTCAGCGTCGATCTTCCGGGCACGCTTCACCCAGTCCTGGCGCACGTCTGTGGAACTACTGGACATGCTCAGCTCTGCCATCAGCTCCAGGCCCAGGGCCTCCAGGAGGCCTGTCACCGAGACTCCATTCTCCTCAGCAAACGTCTGGAATGCTCCGTGAGCCTCCTCTGACAGGTAGGCATGGATTGCCTCTCGTTGCTTAGGTACTCCTGCCACTATCAGGGCTCCCTCTTTGTGATGTCTGCCAGTGTGATGAATCCTGCGTTGGGCTCCTCAAATTCCAGCAGAATGCAGGGCTCATCGTCGCTGTTGTATTCCACAGCTAGCAGCTCAAGGCCCTCCTCATTCAGAATGGGCAGCTCCGGCCCTCTCGCAATATGGATGTCTGCCAGAGCGTCCAGAAACTCTCTCAGGTTCACTGCTCATCCTCCCAGGTGTCAGGGAATGGGTTGCGTTCTAGATCCTTCCTCCACAGCCTGAGTTTCAGTCGGTCAGAGGCCAGACTGACCAGCAGGCCAAGGAGCAGGATGAGGGCTGTGAAAGCCATCATGTGGATCACCTGGACACCAGCCCATAAGTGATCACCAGGAGGTTCAGGGCCTGGAATCCTACGATGATCAGGGCCAGGATGAGGAGCCTCCTGTGGGACCTGATGTGGCCCTCATGCCAGGCCTCAGTCTCTGGTGATCCTCTTAATGAATTCGATCCGGTAGGTGGTACGTGCCAGCCCTTCCCCTCTTGCCGATTGATATCCCTCTGGGTATTCATACCGCCTGTAACCTCCCAGGGCTCCAGTACGCCTGTTGATCACGTCTATTCGTCTGGTATGGCACTCCTCACAGACCAGAATGAATTGGTAGAAATGTCCCTGATCATCACCAGGACCCAGCCTCCAGGTGTGGCCAAATGTCCGGCAATGTAGGAATGGGTCCTGGTACTCCTCAGGTACTTTGGCTCTGGCCATCAGGACCCTCCAGGCTGTCTGCTGCCTCCCTCAATCGCTTTGCCTCAGCCTCCAGGCCATCAGCACTGGCTCTCATCTGTATGGCCTTCTCCTCATTGTCGTCAGCCCTGTCCCTCATCATCTGGATTAGGTGTGTGGGCTGTGGGCCTAGGTTCCTGGGTTTCGCTTTGGCTCTCTGGGTGGGTCTGTGAACCTCCTGAACCTCTACTTGATAGTTCTCCTGGACCCACTCCCTGGAACGCTGCTTTGCCATTATTTCTGTGTTATGGGTCCTGTCATAGACGACAGAGCCCTCTGAGTCAGTCAGGACAATCCTCCAGGTTCCATCCTTGAGCTGTCCCAGCTTCACATCTAGGCCTGCCCTACTGGCTGAGGATGCTCTTGCCATCCTGCTCCTCTCCTGAAGATTCCTGGGCTCCTGTGCGTGTCCATCGACCGTAGCAGACATCTGTCACAAGTTCTCAGGTGACCACATTTGCCTGTATTTGACCACAGATTGTGGTGATCCTGCCTACTGTCAGGGCCTTACGGCGAATCCTGAGCGACCATCTGACACTCTCTGCGACGTGCCTGTCCAGGCACTGCGGTTGACCTGGGATTTCACCTGGAGTACAGATGGTCCCCAGCAAAGCAAATCCATCTGGTGACCAGCCACAGGGCCCTGGGTGCAACCGCACACAGCCAGGCCTCCTAGAGGCTCCTCTACAGGGAGTGCCACAGCGCCAACTGTGGCCCTTTCCTGGCTGTGTGCTGGTCACCCTTATCCCTAAGGGAGTGGTATGGCCCAACATCGGCCATATGCGAAAGCTCCTGGTGCTCCTCCATCTGTGACACAGGTTCTGGGGATTCTCAGTGCTCCTGGTCTGTCCTGGGGAGCTGCCAGGGAGACAGCTCTGTATGCCGTACACCATCAGGATCAGTGGACTGGCCTCCGTACTGCTGATGCTGTCGACAGCCTATACAAACATCACAGAGGAGTGTGGGATCACAGAGCCCTCCTGGGCACAGC